GGGTAGGAAGACCAATCCAGCATCACAGCAGGTGCACTTCCCAACAGACAAGGGCATGGACTTCTCGGCACAGATAGTCAAGGACCTGAAATGGGGGAGGGCATAATGCAGGGCGTGAGATATCTAGATTTCAATAACAGGCACTTCGCGGAATTTGAAAAACTGGCCTACAGGGCCATCTTCGAGAGGGGATTCGTTGATGTTGACTTCAACAAGCAACACTGGAATCAACACCTGAAGAATCTAGTGAGCCTGAACAGCAACATCGTGAGACTGCTGTTCGCCAACGACACCATGATAGGTTTCTACATCATACAATTACACACACTGCCTTGGAATCACAGGACACAGGCCCTGTTCCAGTTGATGCACCTACAGGCGGAATTCAGGAACCCCAACATCTACACTTCGATGTTCCGAGACGCCGAGGCCCTGTGCCTGGCCAATGGTGTGGAGAAGATACAGACCACTGACACCGCCATACAGATGGATGAAGGCCAAAAACTCACACTATTACACAATCACAATTACCACCACGTAGACGCCGTTTGGGAGGCCAAGAAAGATGTTTAGTCCAACATACATAAAAGACCTAAACCAGCAATATACAGGCGTCTGTGTGAGTCGTAGCACCATAAAAAACACCACAGACGAGATAATCAAGTTCTACAGGCAGTTCGATCGATATGAACACGTGACCTACGAGGAATTATACCAACAGATATCACCCTGCGTGAGACTGGACCAATACAGGTTGTTCAGGAACCAAGGCCGTATCGTTGGTTTCACCAACTGGGCCTTCGTCAATGACAGGGTCTTAGACAGGTTCATGGAGAAAGGTCAACTGGGCACACAGGACTGGCAATCCGGCTTCAAGATGTTGTGGTTGGAATTGATCAGTCGAGATCACATGGACACAATGATGGCTTGGATGAAAGATTACAGCGTGAACCTGTTGGGTGAGAACGTCAGGATCTACTGGGTTAGGTCACAGCAAGACAAGATAATGAAGAAAATGAAGATAAGGACCAAGAAGAGTTGGAGGAAAGCCAATGGGTAATCCATTCAAGGCCATAAAGAAAGCGGTCAAGAAAGCGATCAAAATCGTTAGCAAGGTGGTTGGTGGTTTGGTGTCGGCGGTTACATCACCGTTTGGCATGAACATCGACGTGCCAGACTACGACATAGGCACGGATCAATCACAGGCCATACAGGGAGTGCTACTCAACAGAGACTCGGCCATATCACACGTGCCCGTGGTGTATGGAGAAAGAAAAGTGGGTGGAACTCGTGTGTTCGTGTCAACCAATGGCTCTAACAACAAATACCTATACGTGGCGTTCGTGATGGCTGAAGGCCAGATCAACGCATTCAACAAATTGATCATCGACGACAACGAGGTGCCACTGGCGTCATACGCACATGGCACACAGTCCAACGCCAGCTCTGGGGACTACAAGGACAAGATCCTGGTGCAGTTCTTTGATGGCAGGGACACGCAATCAGCATCTAGCCTATTGCAGGAGGCACCTGGTTGGGATTCAGACCACAGGCTCAGCGGCCTGGCATACCTGGCCTTAAGGTTTGAATGGTCTGGCTTCAACACAGAGGACAACCCCAACAACAATCCCTACACCGGCAACATACCAACCATCGTGGCACAGATACAGGGCAAGCGGATCTTGGACATAACTGGTATCACGCCCAGCACCTACAACACCGCATACGCCAGTGACACACGGACCTATTCAAAGAATCCGGTGAACGTTCTGGCTGACTACATGAGGAACACCAGATACGGCAAGGGACTCAGCAATGACAAGTTCGATTGGGCCACTTGGAAGACAGCGGCACAACTCTGTGACCAGACCGTGACCTACACCAATGGTTCAACGTCACCGGCATTCACCGCTGACGCCGTGATCGACACGGCCAATTCACTGATGGTGAACTGCAAGATAATCCTGGCCGGTTTCAGGGGCATAATGCCTTACCAGGGCGGCAAGTATTACATGAAGATAGAACACGGGGGAGATGACTCGGACATCGCCGCCACACCAAGTGATCCCACAACCGCATTCACTGCCACTGCGGATCACATCATTGGAGGCATACAGTTGGATGGTGAAAGCAAACAACACAAGTGCAACAGATGTGTTGTGACCTACGTTGACCCAGAGGCTGACTACCAACCCAATGACGTCACGTTCCCTACAGAGGGATCGGCGGATGACGTGGCATTCTTGGCCGCTGACAACGGAATCAGACTTGAGAAGAGGGTCACACTACCAACCATCGCTGACAGGAAGATAGCGGAACAATACGCACAGGTGTTCGTCAAGAGATCGAGGACACAGAAATTCATAGCATTCGTGACCAACCTGGCCACATCAAACACCACGGTGGGAGACCTAGTAAGGGTGCAGAGCACATCATTGGGACTGGATGGCATATTCAGGATCATGGACCTACGTATCAACGCGGATGGATTGGTTGAGCTGTCAGGAATGGAACACCAGGCATCGACCTATGCCATCGGGGCAACCGGAGATGACTACATCAGACCCGCCTTGAACCTGCCCAACCCATTACAGGTGGCCGCACCAACTGGACTCACACTGGCCTCTGGTGCAGAACACAATCTCGTGGACGCCAACAACAACACCACCTACAGGATCAGGACGGACTGGACCGCTTCAACGGATCCGTTCGTCACCGACTACGTGGTGCAGTTCAAGAAGAGTTCAGACGCGGACTACATCACATTCACACAGACATCAGAGACCTACACCTACATCTCACCAGTGGCATTGGGCGAGAAGTATGACGTCAGGGTCTTGGCCCGTAATGAGCTGAACCGTAGGAGTGCCTACGTGACCAGCCAGCAACACGAGGTGGTCAACACCTACACGCCGGCATCGGGAGCCAGCAGTTCGGTGTCAGGCGGTAAAATAACAACCATAACACAGACTTGGACACCATAATGGCCAGAACAGGATTTTACGACAGCACACAGGACCTATACCTACCCAAGGACACAACCACCTGGGCGGACGTCACACCAGGAAACAGCCTGAGTTGGGATGAATGGACCACCTACTACCAGAACCTTTCAGCGTCAACTGAATTGGAATACAACTCTGACATCATAGACTTCGGATACCAGAAGAAGGTGTATCCGGTGGTGTTGATCACGGCCAGGCGGGATGGTAGCACGACCACTGCACCCAACTACGGTGCTGACTTCCCCAAGATCAAGATCGAGGCCGGCAACGCCAGTGACCTGTCAGACGCCACTTCGGTCACACTGACCAGGACCTCAAGTCCCGAATACACCGGACTGGGTAGCAAGAGATATTACAGGGTAACGGTCACGATCAATTCAGGCACCAACACCACACCGCAGGGTTTCAGGGGCATAGAGATAAGATTATTGACGGACGCCATAACAGAGACCTTGGAGGGCTTTGACACCTCAACGGTGGATGATGGAAGCACCACGGCCAGGATAGTGCCCACCAACAACACCTACTCAGACATCAGTTTCGTTGGCATAACACCAACCACCGAGGTCACTGACACTGTGGTCACGGGTGTCAGTTCGGATGGCTCAAGCCTGATCCTATACGTGGCCACTGGCTACGTCAACACCGGTTATTTCGTGGGCGATGTGGGATCCAGCACGGTGACCACTTCAAACGTGAGCATACCACCAATGATTAGATTGGTGTCAACTGCCACCGACTCGTTCACCATACAGATTTATAAACCCAACACCGCGGAGGACACCAACTGCACACTGGACGCATTCATATCAGGCTTACCACCTGTGGCGATCGATGTCAATGGTAACCTGATCAGGACCGCTTAAATACACACGGAGGAAACTACATGGCTTGGCCAACAAATGACTCAAACATAGTGACAACAAACCTTGACGCAGGCACGGATTCACCGGCCGCGGCGAGACCAGACCTAAAGGCCGCATTGGACGAATTGGCCAATGTGATCAATGGACGTAACCAAGCATCAGGCGTGGCGGGACTGGACGCATCCAGCAAGATCACCAACACACAACTGCCTGACACCATAATTTCAAGTTCCAGCACCGACCTAACCATAGATCCCAACACCGGGGTGGT